CTTTATACGCGGAGGATATTAACCAATTAGTAGAGGCCGGAGTCCCTATTATGGGAGAGTTCGCTAAAGCTTTAGGAACTACGGAGGACAACGTTAAAAAAATGGCCTCCGAGGGTAAGCTACAATTTAGCGACCTAGAGACAGCTTTCGGAAACTTAACCGGAGAGGGCGGAATGTTTTTTAATTTAATGGAGAAACAAAGCCAAACGGTAGGCGGTCGAATATCTACATTAAAAGGAACTTTAGAAACTGTAGGAATAGCTATAGGAGAGAAACTTTTACCGGTTATAGGCTTCGTAGTTGACGGGCTTAGCTCTATGGTGTCTTTTTTCCAGGAAAACGCTACACAATTAAAGCAAGTTTTCGCTCCTCTTAAGAGTTTATTTAATCCTATTATAGATGCTATAGGAAATATAACCGAAAAAATAGGAGGATTAAGCGAAGGCGGTAGCATTTTGGAAACTGTTTTTAACGCTATAGGTAACGCGCTCTTATTTTTAGAGCCTATCTTTTCCGCTATTGGCGAAGCTATAGCCCAGGTTTTAACGGTAATGTTTGAAATTAACCAAGCTATTAGAGACTTTATTAACGGTAACGAAACGGTTAAAAGGGTTTTAATGGGCTTAGCTACAGCTTCTAAAAGAGTTTTCTTATCTATGGCGGAAAGCGCTAAAAGTATTTTAGGAGGTATAGGAGACTTAATAGTAGGTATATTTTCCGCGGATACGGACCGAATAAAAAAAGGGCTTTCTAATTTGGCGGACGGATTTAAAGGCGCTAATTTTATAGCTATAGGAGCGGAAGCTTACGACGGTTTCCAAGAAGGATTTAACGACGAAGCTAACGCTAAAGACTTCTTTAAGAAAGGAACGCCAGCGGCGGAAGGCCTAGCCTCTTTAGGGCCAGGAACTACCGGAGCTATACAAGCGGCCGGAGGAGCTAAAGCGGCCAGCGGTAAAGGCTCAAAAGCCAAAGGCGGACTTAGTGAAGTAAGAGGACAGCGGCCCGTTAATTTTAATATTACGGTAGGTAATTTAGTAGAGGACTTTAGTATAGAGACTAAAAACTTAACAGAGTCCGCGGAAGTTACTAAAGATAAATTACTGGAGGCTATGCTATCAGTATTAAGAGACACGCAAATAATAGGAGCTAGTTAAAAAAATGGCATTTAAAGACTTTATAGCAACCAGCGAAGGGCTTAAGCTTGCACAAAAAGCGGCTATAAGTCCACCTCCACCGGAGGCAAGGGACGCGGCGCCGTATACTTCGGCTTTAGGTACTCCAGTTTGGAGTAATTTACAATTTGAGGCCGGAAGTTATGTAAATGACGAAGGAGAAACTATTAATTACCCTAACGAGGCCGGGGACACTTTGAGAATAGACCAAGTATTATTTACAGTAAGCCAGGCTAAAAATATCGTAACGACTTCGGTAAATGGAAAAATAGGAACGGTTAAGGAATATATAAGCCTTAACGACTATGTAATAAATATAAGAGGAGCTATTACTAGCGACGCTCCGGAGGTATACCCTACCGAGGAGGTAGATAAGTTATTAAAAGTATTAAAGGCTCCGGCTTCCTTAGACATAGTAAGCGGTTTTCTTAATAGATTCGATATTAATAAAGTAGTAGTTACCGGCTTCGACACACCGGAAAGAGAGGGCTTTAGAAACTGGCAAGGCTTTACAATAACACTATTAAGCGACGAGCCGGAGGAGCTTACTATAAAAAGAGAAAATAACTAATTTACTAAGCTATGTTAAGACTTTATAGCTTAGTAGAAATAGAAACGGACGAGGGTACTATACAGATTAAAAATATATCCGAGTACGAAAGCACTAGCTCAATAGATACTATTACCGATACAGCTACCTTAGTAATACCGAGAAAGCTAAGCTTTAAAGGTAGGAATATAGTAGCCGGAGAAAATCCACTTATAAAGAGAGGCCAACGTATTAAAGTATTTTTAGGATACTTCCCTAATCTTAATTTAGAATTTGACGGCTATATAAGCGACATTAAGCCGGACACTCCTATAACTTTAGAACTCCAGGACCTTACCTATATTTTAAAGGAGAGTAACTTAACAAAGTCTTATAAGGAGGTAACGCTAGAGGAGCTTTTAAAAGATACTGTAGCCGACTTAATACCATACCAGGCGGACGACGTAAAGCTAGGGGAGTTTAGAATAACGCGCGCTAATATAGCCCAGGTATTAGAGGAGCTACAAAAGACCTACGGGCTTAAATCTTATATGAGAGACGGCACGCTATATGTAGGCCTAGCCTTCCGTCCGGAATTAAGAACGGACCACATATTAAAATTTGAGGCTAATATAGTGGACCACGATTTAATATATAAAAAGGAGGACGACGTAAAGCTTAAAATAGTAGCTATAAGCATACAGCCGGATAACACTAAGCTAGAGGAGGAGCTAGGAGACCCTAACGGAGATACTAGGACCCTTACTTACTATAATCTTAGTAGGTCCGAGCTTAAGAAAAGAGCCGAGGCCGAAAAGGAGCGCTTAATATATGAAGGTTACCGCGGAGAGGTTACTAGTTTCGGAGAGCCTTTTATAAGGCAAAACGACGCTATAGAGTTTATAAGCGATAAGCTACCGGAGCGAAACGGTAAGTATTTAGTCCGCGAGGTAGTTACTACTTTCGGAAGTGGAGGCTTTAGAAAAACCAGCAAGCCGGATATTAAAATAGGTTAATCTATGAAAGACGACATAAAACAAATATTAAAAGATATAGTCTTAGAAGGAGAGGAGCTTTATAGCCAAGTTTGTAAGGTTGTGGAGGTAGATACCGACGCGCGAAGCTGTACGCTGGAGCCTATTAACGGAGACGCTAATATAAATAACGCTAGAATACAAGCGAGTTTAAGCGCTAACGAGGGTATATATATAGAGCCTAAAAAGGACTCCTTTGTAGTATGTACCTTTTTAAATAAGAATATTTCCGTAATTACTTTATATACTGAAATAGAAAAGTATAGTATTAAAGTAAATAATACTACTTTCGATATTGATAAAGACGTTATTAAAATAAACGGAGACGGAGACGGAGGACTAACTAAAACGCCAGTATTAAGGACGGAATTAAATAAGGTAACCGCTAGAGTTACCGCTTTAGAAGCTTTAATATTAGCCTTTGCCGGCGCTCAAGTAACCGCTATTAGCGCGGTACCTTTGTTAGCTCCTTTAGGACCAGCTTACAGCGCTTTAGCTGGAGCTATTCCAGGGCTACCGCCTCAAGGTTTATTTAACACGAATATAGAGAGTGACAAAAATAAGCAAGGTTAAGAAATGGCTACAGCCGCGAAGGACATAACTATAAACGAGGACGACTTAGTAATAAGCGCGGCCGGAGACTTTCGTATAGGGCTAAGCGATGAGCAAAGCATAGACTTTATATTAAGAGCTAATAAAGGAGAGTTTAGGCAAAGCCCCACGCTGGGAGTAGGAATATTAAACGATATAAACGGCCCGACCTCCAGCGACTCAATAGAGGCCCGGATAAGACGTAATTTAGAGGTAGATAGCTGGGCTATACAAAGTATAATTATATCCGGAGAAACAGCGGAGAAAAAAATAAGTATTAACGCTAATAAAAATTTAGTTGGATAAATATATAACATATAATAATCAATCTATTATAGATATAGCTATCCAAACGACCGGAGGACTAGAGGGCTTATTTAATCTTATATCTAGCAACCCGGATAAATTAGTAAGCGTTAACGATATAGTAAACGGACGGACTACCTTAGAGGTACCGACCGAAAAAAGTAACGAAGATGTTTTTAACTTTTTAAACGGAGGCGGAACTAATCAAATAGACATTAATACCGGAGACCAGGACGAAGTATTAAAAGGAGACTTTAATAACGACTGGAGCGGAGACTTTAATATATTTTAATTATGGCAGTTTTAGACAGAGCTACACTTATAACCAATTTACTAGCAGCTGTAACGGCTAACGGTAATAACGAAAACACCGGCCAAAGGGTCCAAGATTTATTAAAAGATTTTTTAGATAGTGGATTTAATTTAACAGACGAGGCCGCGCTTTTAGGCTTCCAGGAATTTAGTACCGGCGCTAGTTATGTAGTAGGCCAGGCGGTAATATATCAACAAAGTATATACCAGGCTCATACCGCTAACGGACCAGGCGCTTTTAATGCTAATAACTTTACTTTAATATACACCCAGGACGGCGCTAGCTCTTTCGACTTTGTGCCTTACGATAACGGAGCCACTTATAACGTAGGCGATAGAGTTTTATACCTGGATAAGTTTTTTATTTGTGATGTAAACGGAACGCAAGGCGTACCTCCACAAGATAGCGCCCCGGAGTGGACGGAAGTAAGCGCTAATACTGGAGTTTTTGGTACACCCTGGGCCGCTGGATATTATCTTAACGGCCAAGTAGTTAGCTTTAATAATAAGCTTTATATATTAGACGAGGCAACGCCTCCGAGTTATAACTCTACAGATATAGCGGCCGAAATAACAGCCGGAGACTGGCTTAGGTTTAACGGCGATAGCTTACCGACCGGAGCGGAAAATAGCTTTTTAACTTATGACGCTAGCGGTAATATAATAGAAACGGACGAAATTAAAAAAGACGGAGCGGCTATATTAATTAAGACGCTTTTAAAAATGGCGGCCGGGGCTTTTATAGAGTATCCGGACCAGGACGGCGTAATGTACCGAAGAAAAAACACCGACCTAGCTTTAGAAAATTCTTTTGGTGGCATTTACTTAACTGAAAATTTAGCTTTTACCGGTGGATTTGTAGGCGCCGAGCCTGGAGCTGGTACTATTGCTTACAATGATAATTGTTTTTCCATTGGTCCGGCCGGGACTTTCGTTTATAAAAAAGCCGGAGTCTTTTACCCTTTTACCCTCCAGGCGGTAGCTGGGCAAACTTTAGCAAATTTAGAGGACGTAGCGGCAAACGCTCCTATTACTTTAGAAGCGGAAAACGTAACGGCCGCGACCTTGTTAACTGGAGTATTAACGCCTATAGTAAGCGCCTCTTATACGGTCGGCGGCTTTCCTGGGACTTATAGAGTAACCTTTACGGTAAGAGCGACTACCTCCGGGGATTCGGTCGGAAATTTCGGACTATATAAAAACGGAGTTTTAGAGGCTGGGACTTTTCAAAGTTTAGGCTCAGTAGTTAGTGGAGGAGCTAACGGTACAAGCGAGGGAACTATAACTATTACAAAAACATTAACCGGCTTAGTAGCTTTAGACGTTATAGACATTAGAGCGGTATTAGGCTTAGGCGCTACGGCTGGGACTGACGCCGGTATATTTAGAGTTGAATTTATACCATAATAAAAAGGATATGAAATTATTATTATTAATTGATAACGTAATAGATACAAGCGACGCTTTAAAAGCTTTGTCTATAGCTTCTTTAAATGGTGGAGAGGTTAAATATAATTTAGAGGATAAAAAAGCTTATTCTTACCAGCCTAATTTAAAAGGCGGTACCGGTATAGAGCCAACAGCCCAGGCGGACGGCTTCGGCTTTTGGCTAGAGCTTCCGGAGATACCTAAAGAACTTTTAAAAGTAGAGCTTTCTAATTACTCAATAACAGACGAGACGGACTTAAGCAATATAAAAGACTGGGCCAAATATGGACCCGGACTAATTGGAGGCTTTACCGGTCTTAAGGACTGGAAATGCTTAAGAAGTATTATAAAAGAGTTAGTACTAACTAAAACTAATAACGATATAGGTACAAGCTGGGAGAGCTTAGACACCGAGGAGAAACTTATAGCTTGCCAGTATATTACTAACTTAGTCCCTTCGTCTAATTTTGCCTCCACCGTTACCGATGCTAACGAGCGCGCTAAAATAGGCTTTACTTTTGATAGCCTTAGCACCGATAGCCGAAAGCTTAGACTTTCCGCGGCTAGAGCTTACCTATTAAAAAAGATAGGCTCTACTAACGCTAAAATATTTTTAGACGACTGTATAAGAGAGGGTAACAGAATTTTTGCTTATATTGAAGGTATAGAAAGCTTTGCGGAGGACGGAAGGCGCGGCCTTAAAGATATGGTAGCCGGGAGCGGAGACTATGACGACAACGCCGCGGACGCTATGAAAGGATTAATATATAGAGGTTACCCAGTAACGGACGGAAGTAACGACACTTTAACAGAGGTAGCAAATACAGTAATAGGAATATTTAACGGTCTTTATTAATGGGTAAAGGAGTCTATAAATATTGGACTAGAGAGCAGCTTTTCAACTTACTTTTAAAGCAAGCTAGTATAATAGATTTAGACCCGGTAGACCTTAGAAAAATAGTTTTTTGTAAAGACTGGGAGCCTAAAGTAGATTTTAACGGCTGTAATTTTGTACAAGATAGGTACCACCCTTTTTTACCTTGTTTTATACACGATTACCGCTATATAGTAGAAGGTCCTAGTAATAAAGTAGATTTAGAATTTAAAAGTAACTTAATTAAAATAGGATTTAGTAACTTTAAGGCGTGGAGTTATTACCTAGGTGTAAGGCTAGGTTATTATTTTTATTATAAATGGCTTAAAAGGTAAAGAAATGGCTAGAACAATAAGCGAAATATACGAGGCTATAATAGCGGAGAAAAATACTAAAGCCTCCTTAACAAATTTAGCGCCTAGCGTGGAGGATACCGACAACCTAAAAACGGATTTATTAAATAATCCTTCGGCGGTAGGAGTTTGGAGACTATGGGCTTATATTACAGCCGCTAGTATTTGGACACTTGAAAACCTCCAGGATTTATTTAAGACGGAAGTAAGCAACTCCGCCGCCGCCGCTATCTTTGGTACTTCGGGCTGGTGGATTGATAAGCTTAAAGCTTTCCAATTAGGAGACGCTCTTACTATAGTTAATATAGGAGGTATAGACCGGCTTACTTACGAGGTAATAGACGAGAGTAAGCAAATTATTACCAGGGCCGCAATAGTAGACCAGGACGACGGGAGCGCTTTAATTAAGGTAGCTAAAGACGCGGACCCAGGGCCAGGACTAGAGCCTTTAAATACCGCCGAAATTACACAAGTAAAAAATTATATTAACGACCAGCAACCGGCCGGAGCTAAGATATTTTTAAGCTCTCTCTTTAGTGATAAATTAAAGATTGAAGCGGACATTTTTTATAACGGGCTTTTAGATATTGCTACAGTTACCGCGGACGTAGAGACAAGTATAAATAATTACTTATCCAACTTAGATTTTAACGGCTCTGTTAATCGTAATAAATTAATAGACGCTATCCAAGCAACTAACGGAGTGGAGGACATAGATATAAATATATTAGAAGGGAGAGCGGACGCTACGGCCTTTATATCTATTGATAGAGAATATTTAACAAGCGCCGGCTATATAGAAATAGACCCGGCTTTTTTACTGGAGGATACTTTAAACTTTATAGCTAGTTAATGGCGACTATATACGACATAGACTATAACTTATTTATTAGAAGGTTACTGCCTTCTTTTTTGAGAAAGCCTATTACTTTAGACTGGTTAACGGTATTAGTAAGCCCTATAGTCTTTTTATATAATGACTTTATTAATTTTAGAGTAGATATATTAAGACAATTAAGCTATACTAGCCAAACGGTAGTATTTGAAAAGCTTTTAAATGATAACGCCGACAATACGAGCCGGAGGATATATATAGAAAATGTTATTTTAATAGTGGAGGCCGCTTTTTATTATCAGTTACAAGAAACGACCCCAATAATAGACGACGAATTTAGCTATATGTTAAGCGAAGGAGACCAGGCGAGCGACTACTTTATAGAGACGTTAAGCGAAACGCTGGCCCAGGTAGATTTTATTGTACACGTACCGACGGACTTAACAGATAAAGAGAATTTTTTAATTAACTTAATAGACCGCTATAAGCTGGCCGGCAAGCGTTATAAAATTGAATATTTTTAGACTATGAAAAAAAACTTATTTTACCCAGGCGGACACCGCGCGAAAGTGGAGGACTTAGACCACTTGCAAAACGCTTTAATACAAGCTACCGAAGTATTAGCGGAAGCCGCCGGAGGAGAATTTATTAGCTCCTCCTTTCCTTTAATTTTAACCGGTTGCAATTATACTGGAGGCTCTACCGGTCCGGCCAGCTGGGCAAGCGGTTTTGTATTATGGAATAGTGAAATATTTTTTATACATGAGCAAGCCGCGGACATAACCGCGGAGGACTACGACTTTTTTATAGAGGAGGTATTTTTAACTGGTAACCCGGTTTTATATAAGGATGGCACACCTAGAAACGTCCACGCTATAAGAAGTTTAAGAGGTAAGGACACCGGCGTAGAGGGAGGACCTGGAGAGTTTCCGGTAACTAGATTAAATCCTAGCGAGCTTTTAAATATAGCACAAGGACAAAGCGCAAAATTAATAGATAGAGGTAGCTTAATAAGTAGGTTATTAACCGCAAATATTGAGGAGTCTATAGAAGATAACGGATATATAAATATAAATACTCCAGGCGGCGGAATTTGGGACACCGGGAGCAATTACTTCATTCAGCCGAAAGTAAAAAAAGCCGGACAACTCGTTAAACTCCGCGGCCAAGTAGTATTAACCGGAGGTACTACGCTCTTTACTCTACCAAGTGGATACCGGCCGGTAAATGGACAAGCCTTTAGAGACTTTAGTATAAGCTCCGGACATGGTAACACCTCCGGCGCTATATGGAATTTAACTATAAGAGGAGACGGACTTACTACTATAGAATTAAACGCCCAGGCTGGCGGAACTTTTAGCCGTATTTTTACTTTAGATACTATTCAATTTTGGATTTAATGGAGACCAACTTAGACACTAGCAGCAAGCCGGCGCTAATACTAAGCGCTTCTTATATTACTTATAAGATAGTAACTAACTTACTAGGATACTATAACCAGGCTTTAGACCTGGTAATAATAACCGGCACCGCTATAATAGTAGTAGCTACAGCTATAGAGAAAGCGCCTATAATAATTAAAGCTATTAAAAAACTATTTAAAAAATGAGTAAAATAGAAATTAAAACTAACGTAATTACCAACGTTTTAACCTGGGCTTTAATAGGTTTAATAGGAGGCGCTCTTTTATTACTTAAAGACGAGGTAAAAATATACTTAGAAATTAGGAAAGTATTACCTCAAATTGAGGAGCTTAATAAGACTAAGGAAGAAATGAGCCGGAGCTACGACGCGGATATAAAATCTATAAATTCTAAGTTATGGAACTTAAAAGAGGAGGACAAAAAGCTTAACGCTATGGACCAGGAATTAAAAGACAGCCTCCACGCTGAAAAGGAGAAACTTAAAAAGGTATCCGATAAAGCGGAAGGTAATACTAACTTTATTAAAAATTTCATAAATGAACAAGGCAACTAAAAAGAAGTTTAAAGACACAAAGCTAGGTAAGTTTTTAAAAGACAAAGCGCCTAATATTTTAGATAAGGTAGGCGAGTTTTTACCGGATAGCGGAGCTTTAGGTATAGTTAAAAACATTATAGACCAGGACACCGAAATAAGTCCGGAGGATAAAGCTAAAGCCTTAGACTTGTTAGAGGTAGAGCTAAGAGCTTTTAGCCTCGAGGTAGAGGACCGCAAAGACGCCCGGCAACTATTTAAGGAGGACAGCCTTTTACAAAAAGTTTTTAGTATAGTTTTCTTAGTGTCTTACGGAGCGCTTAGCCTTTACTTACTTAAGATACTAGCAACCCCGGAGGAGTTTAACGAGCTTTTTAAAACTATGGTTACAATGATATGGACCGGGACCAGTACGAAGCTTAATACTATTATAGATTTTCTTTTTGGAGGGTCTTTTAATGATAACAAATAAACAGTAATAAAATGGAGTTAAAAGTAATAAGAGTAGGTAATAATAAAGACGCTAGTATAAGTAACTTTTATATAGACGGCCGCTTAATTTGTGGAGGTATAGAGGACGAGCCTAGAACGGAAAAGAAAGCCGGAGAGACCAGGGTACCGCCTGGAGTCTACCAGGTAGACTTAAGAAACGAAGGAGGCTATAACTCCAGGTATTTAGACAAATACGGCGCGGACTTTCATAAGGGTATGTTATGTATTTTTAACCGTCCTAACTGGGTAATAGAGTCCGGAGGTATGAGCTTCCAGTATATATTAATCCATACTGGTAATACTGAAAAGCATACGGCCGGCTGTTATTTACCTAACTATGGTATAGACTACTTAAACTATACCGGTAATAATTCCGGAAGGGCCTACAAACATATTTACCAAATAGTAAGAGACGCTATATTAAGAGGCGAGCCGGTTACTATAGAATATATAGACCAGGACTAAAACAAGTATTAAAGGAATAACGAGCAATATATATACTTTTTTCAAATTTTCTGTTTTAATTTAGCGCTCGTTATACTGTTTAGCGCCTAGAGCTTACGCTTTAGGAAATAAGCCCGGAGGTAAAAGCCTGGGCTTTGCTATTTATTAGATTTTATTTACTATATTTAAGTCCATTTTCTCACTTTTAAAGGTCGTTTCTATTCACTTAGAGCGACCTTTTTAGTTAAGTCCTTACTTTATTAAATATAAATTATAAGACTTCTTACTGTTTTCGTGGAGGTTTAACCTCTTTATATAATACCAGGTCCATACTTTTATAAATATAAAATAACGTCAATATATTTTGATGTTAAATAAATCCTCCGTACTATTGTAAAGTCAATAACGACAATTACTAAAACAGTATAACGATATGAAAACTATAATAGAACTTAAAAGAGGACGAGCGGACCAAACTATATCAACAGAAAAGGACATACTATTAAACGGGCTTAACTGTATGGAAAAAATAGCTAACGACACCCTTAAACTATTAAAATAATGGCAATTCAAAAAAGCGTTACAGTAAATAAGTCTACCATAGAGGTAAGCTTAGTATCAGACAGCCCAAAACTAAGGGCGGAGTATACTTTCACTATAGAGGATTTTATAGAATGGTATAACGAAGGAAAGCCGGACCATATACAATTAAATCAAAAGCAAAT